CGGGTTCCTTCCTACCAAAACTTTGACCTTATGGGCAATAAAACCCCATATTGTCGGGTCCGTCTCATCAACGGAGCACCGGGGTGATTCCCCGGTGCTATTGGAGGAGAATGCTGCCAATCACAGCAAGCCGGCCGGATGTGTCGGGCATTTCGCCCACACGTACTTCATTGGGGACTCCCACTTGGTTACGAAGACTGTTAGCAAATCGTACTTGTCGAAGCATTACATCAACGGCTCGCTTTATCAGGCCCAAAGTTACCCGGCGTCAAGAACTTTGACAACGCAGGTGACCCAGAAGTCTGGTGTTGCGAACTGGAAGAGAAAGCTTCGGCAAGGCGAGGACGCGACTAGTACCTTCGTTGCGCAAGAGGAGTATGGTGCGGCGGTAAACGGAACGGGGTTTGAAGTCAAATGGAGCTACGCTCCGGATGACGTTAGAATCTCGAACCTTACTGGGTGCGTGCCGGATATTCCGGAACCTCCCACAATCGCTTTAGCTTTCTCTGATGAAGATATTGCCAAAGCGTTAATCCGTCTGTATGACAAGATCAAGTCGGAGAAGACCGCCATGTCTGGCGGGACCTTCCTCGGCGAGTTCGCGGAAACAGTACGGATGTTACGCAGACCTCTTATGGGGCTCAGGGACGGCCTAAGTAACTACCGCGATGTCGTTCGCCTAAGGGCGAAGGGCATCAAGGCTGTGAAAGGACGTCTGAAAGCCCTTAACCGCATGATCTCTTCGACCTGGCTCGAAATCCAATTTGGGATGAAGCCGCTAATGGCCGACATCGACGATATATGTGATGAAATCACACGTAAAGTCGACCAGTCGGACACGCAGCTGATTACCCTGAAAGGGGCGAACAGGCGAGAGAAGACCCGGTACATTACCTATTTCACTGGGCAGCCTTATGGCTACTACCCCATCGCGGGTCGGTATGAAACCCGAGTCGTCGATGAGGTAACAGTGGTGTACCGTTGTGGGTATAAGAGGGAGAGCGATGTCTACAAGGTAAAACCTTTTGCGGAGGCCGTGAGGGACAGGTTCGGTTTCAACATGGAGGACTTTGTGCCTACCGTGTGGAACTTAATCCCGACCTCGTTTGTTGCGGATTATTTCTCCTCAGTTGGTGGAATCTTGCAGGCGTCTTTCACAGACACGAGCGGAGTAACCTGGTGCAACCGGACGGTTATCTGCAAAGCTACGTATCTTCAGACCACTTGGCCTGACGAAGCGTGGGTTAAGCAGCAGCTTACCGGATACCAGATCCACAGCATGTCTGGGAAAACTCTTGGCACTGCAGTTGCTTTTCGGAAGACCGTGGACAGACGTTCGGTGGGATTAGATCTTCCCCCGTTAGTCTTCTACACGCCTCCCGTGGACTCGCTCAAGTGGCTAAATCTGGCCGCTCTGACGAGCAGCTTCTTAACCCTGTCATCCGACCTAAGAAGGTAAGACAAACATGGCTGTTACTCTAACGAGTCCCGTAACTGGGCTCGCACAAACCGGCTTGACGTCGCCCACCTATACCATCGTTGCAGATAATGCACCGACGGCGAATGGGCGGCAATATGCCGTGACCGCGCTTGGCGGTACTCAGACTAACGTTAACGCGAGCAGCGTTGCCGCCCCCTTCACGATTACGTTCTTCAAACCGGCTGTTCTTAAACAGCTCGGCAAGGCGAACCCCGTGACGGGAGTGGTTAATTCTGTTCCGCGTAACACGTACAAGCTGATTACCCGCAAAGGCGTGCTTCCGCTTGCTGGTCAACCCTACCAGAACATGCTGATCGAGACCATTATTTCGGTCCCGGCTGGCTCGGATCTGGCGGATGCTGTGAACGTTCGAGCTGCGCTTTCTGCGCACTTCGGCGCTCTCAGCCAGGCGAGTGCCGGAATTGGTGACACGGCAGTTACAGGGGTCATGTGACCTAACCTGATCTAACAGATCAGGCATCAAACTCTCTTTTGGAGGTAAGATGCGTAAAAAGTCACAGACGTTTTCCCGGGTCGGGAAGCGTCTAGACCTGCAAACTGCTTTTGAGCTGGATGTTCTGCGTCAAGGCCCCCTTACGGAGGTACAACGCGTCGCATTGGAGGCTCTATCTAAGTCGTTGACCAAGAAGTGGGAGGAAACTAACCCCGAAGCCGAGCGCAAAGCACTAGCAGCCTTTCAGGCTGCAAATGCCAAGTGCAAAGACTTCAGGGTCACTCCCACGAGCTGGTTTGATGACCTAGTAATCGGAGAGTGCCAATCGATACTTTATGATTGGTTCTCTGATGAATATGATGGAGCACTTCCTGGATTCGGACCTTACGAAATTTCTCGAGGTCTTCTTCCTGGTCCTGGAGCTAGTCTTGGCGCTGTTGGAGATGATTTCTACTTGAAACTCTTCTGCAGCGACTTGACGGCGACAGACCCGCAGCTCATATCACTTTACCGGAGCTACATCTCGTCTAACCCGCTCTGGTCTGGGGCTGAAGATGCCCGCAGACTGGTAAGAGGTGAACGGATAGTAAGCGGCAGTTCCTTGTCTTTTGTTCCGAAAAATGTGGACATAAGCAGAACTATCTGTACAGAACCTTCTGTGAATATGTTGTTTCAGAAGGCACTGGGCTCAATATTCGAACGGATCCTGGCTCGCCGGGTGGACATTCACATCTCGAAGAAAAGAGAGGGGGAGTCCAACTCAGTGGCCGAAAGTCCGCTGGAACACGTGAAGTTCGGTGACCGCTACCGTATGGTAGCTTTAAATCGCCGAAAGTACCTCACGCAACCAGACTTGAATAAAGAGCTTTGCCGGATTGGGTCGCTCGATGACAGCAGCGAAGGCTACTGCACGATTGACTTGAAGTCGGCAAGTGATAGCATCTCCTTAGGTCTCTGTAAACTTCTGCTGCCTCCTTTCGTTATGAGGTGGTTGGAGCGAACGAGATCACAGACCGTCACTCTTCCAAGTGGCGAGTCCGAGGAGCTGTTCATGGTGAGCAGTATGGGAAATGGTTTTACCTTCCCGCTGCAAACCATGATATTTGCGTCCATAGTGAGATCAGTCTATAAACTGACCGGGACACCGATCCGTCGCGGTGGAGCCAAGAATTTCGGCGTCTTTGGCGATGACATCATAGTGACCAAAAGGAACTATGATTTAGTCGTTAGGGCGCTTACACTCTTTGGTTTTACTGTGAATACGGAAAAGTCGTATTCGGAAGGCTGGTTTCGCGAAAGCTGCGGAGCAGACTACTACAAAGGCACCGATGTTCGTGGTGTCTACGTCAAGGGTCTGCGAACCGAAGCTAACATTTACTCCAGCATAAACCGTTTGAATCGCTGGCAGGTCAGGCATGAGTTATTCCTTCCTAATACTCTGGACTATCTGTTGTCACTTCTCAAGCGGAAACTTTTCATCCCGTTTAGAGAGGACGATAGCAGTGGTCTCAAAGTCAAAGAAGAGTTTCTCCCAGCCCGCAAACCTTACGAGCTTAAACTGGCCGGGTCGCGCAAATACATCGCGTTGGTCCCGGCTGGTCGCAGCTACGAAGTACCTGTTGACGAAACTTCCGGTGGACAGGCAGTCCCGCAGGATTTTGTATATATTCCTGATGGGATCCTTCTTGCTCTTGTTGGAGGTTACCTTCGGAACGGCCGTGTTAGCCAACGTTTACTGGCTAATCGAGCTCGTTTCAACCTGAGGGTTCGCAGTTGCCCTTATTGGGACTACGAC